GAATACGGGCCTATCGGCAATCGATCCGCGGCGGCAGCGGCGGGCAATGGTGCTCACGGAAAAGCTTGCCAAGCTGTTCGATGATCGGGCGAAGATTTTTTACGAGGACGACACGCCGGTTGACCCCGATTCTCGGCGTGCGGATTTCCAGGCGGCGACGGCGGCGAACGCGGCTTCCCCGAACGATTGGCGAACGCACGTATTGCAGCTGGAGGCGTGGCCGGAAGAGATTTACGACCGGCCGTTGGTTGCGCCGGGGCTGGGGAATCCGGGGGAGACGCCGGAACAGTGGGACGGCGAAGGGGGCGGTCTAAGTGGCGAACCGGCGATGAATGCGCCGTTCGATGGGGCGGAAGATGATGCAGACCTCAATCCACTTTCCGATTTCAAGGCGTGGTCGAACAAGCATGGCGCGCCGCCTCGGCCGGGTCTCGTTTTCGATGAATCTTCGCATCGCTGGGTACGTCCTGAAGACTTGCAAGGCGGGAAGGGTAAGAAACCTGGTGCGGAGCCATCGAAGAAACCTCGCGTCCAACAGAAACTCAGCGAACGTGCTCAACGCGCTCAGGCTTCGGCAACTCGCGTCGATGCCACGATCCAGAGGTATGCTGAAGAGCACAATGAGCCTCGGTTCGCAAAGGCTGTCGGCGGCCTTTCGTTCAAGGACAACGAGCCGGTTGACGTTGTGCTGGGCGATGGTGGAGTTATCAAACATGGCATCGAATTGAAAACGATGGTGACGAACAAGGCGAATAAGATCACCATGAAACGCTCGGCAATGGAGCGGAAGGCCGAATGGGAAAAGGCGAACAAAGCGACGTTCCACACGGTCGTAATCGACGATTCCAACGTCTTCAATGCGAAGGGTGAAGGGCAGCACGACGAAACGAAGCGGCGCATTTTCTACCGGCGTGGGTTCGGGTCATTCCGCGTTAACACGATGCACGAGGTGAAGAACATCGCCGAACTCAAGAAACTGCTCGATACGCCGAATGACAAGTTGCCGCCCGCAGCGCAGTCCAAAGCGAAAGCAAAGTAATGGGTCTTTATCTTCAAGACGGCGATCTCCAGGAATCGCTTGCATCGAACGCCGGATGGTCGGCGTTCGGCGAGTGGGCCGATTCGCTCAACGAGCACAAATACATCGACATTGTTCATCTCTGGGAACACGGGTGGACCGAACCGGTATCCGAATTAAAAAAGCAACTCGCGGTTGCGGTGAAGGAAGAGCCGCCCGAAGATGCTCAAACAGCCAAGACGGTGAGCGAATTGCTGGCGACGCTCGACAAGTTCGACGACGATGCCGCCGTGGTCGTGTCGGATGGCATGGGTGAGCCCGATGCCCATTGACCCACTTCACGGCCGCCGCATCCCTTCCGGCGCTCGCCTTGCCCGCGTCATTCGCGATGTACTACTCCGGATGCTCCGGCACGCTCAAGCCGCGGTGTGGGCCGGCCATGCCCCGGACTTCGCCAGATTCGAGGAACCGCTGTTCAAGGCCATGCTGCCAATATTGCTGCACGAATGGCAGCTGGGCCGCGAACAGGCCGCGCGGAATATTCGCAAAAGAAAAGTAGTTTCCCGAAAAAGCAGCCGCTTGACAACTTCTTTTAATCTCATCCGGGAAGCCGTGCCGCGGGCGATCCAGCAGGCCATTCTTGCCGTTGTCGGTTCAATCACCGAATCGCTCAAGCAGGAAGTCCGCGATCGCATGGAATCGGGATTGCGTGCGGGCGCTAGCAATACATCAATAGCCGATTCACTTACCACGGTCTTCACGCCTCAACGGGCGGCAACGATAGCAGCGACGGAAGCCTCGCGAGCGATGCACGCGGGCGAAACGGAGTATGCGAACGAGGCCGGGGCCACGGGCCTAGAATGGCTGGCCAGCTCCGATGCGTGCGACCGATGCTTGGAGTTATCGGATAAGCGGGTGAAATTCGGCGAGCCGTTCGTGGTGCTGACCGCAGTCGCGCCGGAGTATCGGAACGTGATGTATCCGCCGCTGCATCCTAATTGCATGTGTTCGACAAAAACATGGTGGAAATGAGGGCAGGCAAGCGAGTGATTCACAATATCACTCATGGCCGCCCTGTGTCTCAAACTCGCCTCGGAAGCATCCTACGATACCGTTCGTTCATGTCTGCGCATCGTTGCCTCATCTCCCGAGCCGGACGCTGACGGCGAAGTAGTTACCCCTTCGACATTGCGGCTCGACAACTACCGCCGGAATCCGGTGGTCCTCTGGGCTCACGACCAAAAGACATTCCCAATCGCGAAATGCGAAGACCCGGCGGGCAACTTCACTTGCTACGTCGATGACCTGGGGCGACTGATCCAGGATTGGTATTTCGCTGACACCCCGGAAGCTCGCTACGTCGAAAGCCTCTATCGGCAGGGCGTGCTGCGCGGCGCTTCCGTGGGCTTCGTCCCTGACGGCTACAAGATTCTGTCAGCGGAGAAAGCGGCTCAGATATTCGGCGTGAGAAAACAACTGCGGATCGTCACCGGTGGCGAGTTGCGCGAGACGAGCGCGGTTCCCGTGCCATCGTGTCCGGGTGCTCTGGCGTTCGGTTGGATCGATCGCGCCGCGGTACCGGAAGTGATGCGGCGCAGCCCCAGCGGGATCATCACTAAGAGCCTTCGCACCTACTTCCCGATTGTGCAGGCAAGACAGCGGCGAGAATCCAAATTGTTGGAAGTGATACATGCGATCAAGGGTTGCGGAGATAACATCGTGAGCGCTACTGCAACGACCACGACAGCCCCGGTCGCTGAGACCGCCGAACAACTCGCCGCGCAAGCCGCGTTGCTCAAAAAGGAGATGGATTCCACGAGCGACGCCAACGGCGGCGAAGGGGTTTCGGCCGGCGAGAAGGCCAAGGAGGTTTTCAAAGACCTCGCTCATTCTTACGTGGATCGCATGTTCGAGAGCGGCGAAGACGAAGAGCACAAGGCGTGCATGACCGGCATCAAGATGGCGCACGCCGATCATCTCAAATACAAGGCGCTCGAGGAGAGCGACGAAGACGAAGGCGAGGGTGAGGGCGACGGTGAAGGCGAGGGCGAGGAAGGTAACGCCGATGCCGAAGGTGAAAAGTCGCTGGCGGAATTGGTAACGAAGGCGATGAACGATGTGATCGCCCCGCTGGTGCAAAAGGTGGAGGACTTGGCGAAGGCCGTCGAGGATCGCCCCACGGCGGAAGAGGTGATGAGCGCCATGAACAAACTTCAGGCGGCCTGATGCACGACAAACCGGACACGATGGCGCTGGCTCACAAGGCGCTCGACACCGCGATTGCTCAGGCTCGGGAGTTCGGACAGACCGGGCACGTATTTATTCGCGTGGACATTCGGGAAGGGACGCCGAATGGTATCCCGAAGATTGGCGGGGAGCTGTCGGCGAGGGTGCGATGAGTAGGAAACATCAATCGCAACCTCAACAATCAACGGCTGTGCCACCAACCGTTGAGCCAACGTGTGGCGATTGCAAGCATTGGAAGCGGCAGAATGCCGACCTTGGCGAGTGTCGAGAATCGCCGCCGTGCATCTTTGTGGAAACCGGCCCTATCGTCGCCTACGGGCGCGTTCGGGCCAGCAACCCGGCATGTAGTCGGATTGCCTTGAAGTAAGTTTCGAAGCATCACACGTCAGGCACCTGACGCCCCATCGCACGATGGCAAGCGCGGCCCCTGGTTTTACCGGGAGCCCGCGCAATGGCCAAGCTCGATGAACTCGTCAGCAAGACGCTCGCCACGAAGAAGCCGGTGCCTCACGGGCGCACCCGTGGCACGGGCAAACTCGCGCCGCTCATCGCGAAGGCCGCGACCATCACGGCTCGCACCGGCCAACTCAGCGATTCCGCCGCTGGTGTGAGCATCCAAAAGGCGATGGCCTATTGCTCCGGAAACGCGAACCGAGACGACCCGGAAGTGCGGGAGGCCGTCGAACTCTCTCGCAAGATCGGCGAGGTGTACGGTGCGTTCTACCCATTCCACAATTCGCCGGGGTCGCTGTTGGTTCCGGCCTCGGTTGGGTTCCTGCCAACCGTCAGTCCGCGAGGCTACGACATCCCGGGCGCTGGAGAACTCAAGAAGGAAATCAATCAACGCATCCTCACGGTCAAGGGCATCGATCCGGACGAACTCGCGCACATTGCGGGTCGCGGCGGCGACCTCGGGCACCTGGCGACGAAATCACTGAACACGCTCAGCGACCTCACCGGCGGTTCCACGGTCCCGCCCCCGAGCCTCGGCGACCTCATCGACCTGCAACGCAATCTCGAAGTGTTCAGCAAGTCGGGGGCCACGAACGTCACGCTGCCACCCAACGGCACGATCCAGTATCCGAAGTTGACCGGCGGGGCAACGGCCTTCTGGGTCGGCGAAGGCGGCACAATCACCGCCTCGCAAGAGAAGACGGGCTCCCTGTCTCTGAGCGCCAAGAAGCTGGCTCTTCGCGTGCCGCTGACGACCGAACTCATCAAGTTCAGCGACCAGAACGTCGACAGCATGGTGCGCGTGGACATGGCGCGCCAGGGCGCACTGCTCGCGGACCTGGCCCAACTCCAGGGCACCGGCGGCACGCAGATCAAGGGGCTCATCACCTATCCGACCGCAACGGCCTGGACCCAGAACGTCGATTCGCTGTTGGCCTACACGGTAGCGGGTAACAAGTTCCAGCCGACCGACGTGGCCGGGATGTGGGGGCTGTTGCCCGACGAGATCACCGATGGCCTTACGTGGGTCATGCGGAAGCAAATGTGGACGGCGATTCGCAATCGCCGCGCTGACGGGCCGATTCCGGGTGACGGTGCTGGCGCGTTCGTGTTCAACGGGTTCTCGCGCGGCATCGCCGAGGGCGGCTTGTCCCAGGCCACGGAACTCGATTCCTCGAAGGTCGTGTGGTCCAGCCAGGTTTCCGCGGCGCGCGGCAATGGCTCGCAGACGTTCATCATCCTCGGATACTTCCCGGATTGGTTGGTGGGTCGTCTCGGCGTGATGGAGTTCATGACGAACCCATACAACCTGATGTCCACGATGACGACCGAGATTTATTGCTTCCAATTTATCGATGCCGGCCCGCGCCACGCGGCCAGCTTCGCGTTCGCGGATAACGTCAATATCGCGTAAGGCAACGGCAATCCTTCGATCACCTGCTTTTAATTCGGAGCTTCGAACATGGCGATGTACTTTCACGATCCCTCGACGAACCTCATCGCCGGCGGGTCGATTGTCGAGGGCGCACAGATAACCTCGACGGCGACCGGTACAGGCGTGGATATGCTCCAGGGCGACGGCCTCTGTTCCGTCGAAGTCTCCAACGGCGTCATCACGGACGGCACGCACACGATCTCGGTACAAGAGTCCGCCGACAACGTGACGTTCTCGACGATCACGATTCCGGACGATTCCGCCATCGTGCTGACGAGCGCCACGGTAAGCGGCTCAGTGCAATATGTGAGCTTCCAGCGAACACTCCGCTATCTGCGGGTGGTCTCGACAGTTACCGGCTCGCCGGGCACTGGCGGTTACTACTCGGCGCGAGCGATGGAACAAAAGAAGTACATCTCGCAGTAAATCACTGCGAAGAGACTCAAGCACTTTCTTCTCGGGGGGCCACGCCGTGGCACAGGACAGCAAGACGACGACGAACATCACCACGTCTTCGACGGCGTGCCCGACCACCCTTGCCGCCACGGATACCGAGGCCATTTGGTCCGCCGGGGCCGGAACCTGGACCGGCGTCACCGGCAAGACTCAAGTTTCGTTCGATGGAACCAGCTACATCGATTGCCCGTCATTCGACAGCACTGGTGCTTATGTCGCGGCCGGCACTACGATCACGCTTTCGGATAGTACGCCGAAGTTCGGGCGCATATACAACATCGAGGGCATGAAGTCTGTCCAGTTCCTCGCCACGGGGTTCGCCAGTGGCTCGTGCCCGATGACTGTGGCCTCTGGTGTGTTCGGCACTGCTCCAGTGGCCCCGGTGACGGGCGGCCAACTGAATGCAACTCCGGCATCCGTAGCCGCCTCCGGAGCAATCACCACGTCGAGCCCTTCGGCTGCGTTCGGCTATGCTGCGGGCGCTGGAGCCGCCGTAACGCAGATCACGGGACGCACCACGGGCGTCACGGCCAACGCGAACACCGGTGCGATCACGCTCATTTCCGCAGCGGGCTCGGCGACGCCGTTCACGTTCACCGTCACGAACTCTTCGGTCGCGGCGAAAGATACCGTCAT